CCAGGCAACGCGTTTCTTGGACATGGGTGGGGCTCCTTGGGGTTGGTCTTTTGCGTGGCACGGCCTACTTGTTGGCCGTGTTGATGCGAAGACACGGCCAACGAGTGGGCCGTGCCACACTTGCGGCTGGACGCGTCAGGAAATCGAGGACTTCCAGGACGCTTTGAATCGTTTCGATGCTGCTGCCAGCGCGGGGGCCATGAAGGGCCGCGCGGGGATGTATCGCTTGGTTCCTTTTTTCTTGCCTCGGAAGGTGCCGCCGCGCTCGTGCATGGAGCCGAGCCAGGGCGGCCGGCCGCCGCGGCGAATGGCCGAATAGGACGGGCCGACGGTGACGTTCGTTTCGTCTACGGAGTAACGGATGGACCGCCGCAGCTTGCCTTGGTGGGCGTGCGGCGGGGTGCCTGGCCGGGATGCTTTGGGCGCGAAGATCATCGACTCGATCGCCGCCTTGCGGATGCTGGCCGCGGCGTGCGAGAGGCTGCGGAACGCGCCTTTCTTGGCCGCGCTGTTGACCGCGCGCATCCGCTCGAAGATCTTCGCTTCCACTCCGATCGCGCCTCTGCCCATCAGTAGTCCTCGTCCGTGTGGTAGGCCACGCGCACGGTGCCGGTGACCTGCCGTAGCGTGGTGATGTGTTCCCAGTGCCAGTAGGCGCCCAGGCCGTTGGTGATCTCGGAATCCGCTCGTTTGTCGCCCGGCTCGACGTAGACCGCCAATACGCCGTCCGGCAGCAGCAGGTCTTGATGGTCGGGGTGGGCGAGGTAGTCGTCGATTTCTTCGATCAAGGAGACCGTCGCGTCGGCATTGGTCAGGTCGTCGTCCACGTCCTCGCTGAACCGCTTGCGCACGAGGATCTCGACCACCACGTCGCGGCGATAGGTGCCGTTGCTGGTCCGCTTGCGGCTGGAATGCGAGGGGACGACGAGCACGTTGACGGTGCTGAAGTCTTCGATTTCCGCCGCGGTCATGTAGGTGCGGACGGCCCCCAGCGGCTCGGTGAAGACTTCGGCTTCGTCGGCAGCGTCCAGCAGGTCGACGACGGCTTGGCAGATTTCTTGGACTCGGTTGTTCATTGGGGCTGATCATCACGCGGAGCGTGATGACTACAATTTGTCAAACTCGTTTGGTTCTGATTTCCCATTCGTGGCCGCCTCTGTAGCTGGTGACCGCCGGACCGGCGATGTTGGGCAGGACCTCCCACGCGGCGCCGCCGGCGTCGATCAGGCGGTCGCCCTTCTGCGGTTCGACCGCTGCACCGTCGATCAGGTACGCGGTCTTTCGCACGAGCCAAGTCCGATCGACGAGGATGACCATGCCGGCGTCGGCGCTTTCGATCCGGCCGGCCTGGTCGGTCCAGGAGGCGGTGACGTTTGGGGTCGTGATTGCGCCACGCTGCAGAGTGACCGGTTCGCCGAACAAGCGGTCGGCGGCCGGTGCGACGAATCGTTCGTACAGCGTGTCGAAGGGGGTGGGCATGGGGATGGTGGGGGAAGGTTACCAGTGGGCTAACGCCACACGGCTCGCCGAGGGCACCGGTGGGCTTACGCCACACCGCTCGCCGGGGGCACGGCTCGCCGTTAGGTGGTGATGTTGCTCAGGAGGTAGGCGGCTTCGGTGTAGAGGATCTTCTCCTCGACTTCGTGGCGGACGCGGCAGACGTCGCCGCGGCTCTGGTCCTCGTAGTAGGTCTCGATCGTGCCGCCGATCCGCGAGCCGTCCTCGCCCCAGTGAAGCGTGCGGCTCAGGCAGGGCTCTTCGATGTTGTCGGTCTCCGCGACCCGGGCGATCATGGCGTACTCGTCGCTCCAGATCGACGAGATGCTCACGGCCTGGCCTTCGTTGGCCGTGTCGCGAGCACCGCCAGCGACGATGACGTATCGCAGATCGAATACGCTGGCCAGGACGGCGGCGGTGATCTTGCTGGGCTCGATGGACGAACCGGCACCCTGCGAGGCGATCATGTCCGTGACCTCGTCGCAGCGGCGGAGGTTGCGGAATACCTTGCGGTTGATGATCAGGGCGTTGGCCCAGAGTCCGCACGCCTGCCAGATCGCCATGACGGCGTTGTTCACGTCGGTCACGGGCGTGGCGTTGGTGAAGTCGTCCCACTCGTTGGTGACGCCCGCCGTCCGAGCGGCGAACGTGGTGGCGTTGAAGATCAGGTCGGCGACGCGCTTTTCCTGCGCCCGGAGCACGATGTCCAAGGCGGTGGCGGCGCAGACGGTCTCGAAGTCGAAGAACGAGCGGTACATCTTCGACTGGCGGCGGTCGACCGGGATTTCGATGCCCTTCTCCTTCGTGCCGAACGTGGTGTCCTCGAAGGTGAAGTTGGCCCGGTTGTAGTTGCCGCGGCTGTCGCGGCCGACTTCCGGCTCTTGCAGCAGCTGCTTGAGCGGGATCTTGCCGAACGTGCCGGACTGGACGGCCGACTCGAAGACGGGCGCGACCTGGTTGCCGATGAAGCCGCGTTGGTTCATCAGGACGTCGAAGTCGAACATCGTCCCCAGGTCGGGACGGTATCCGTTCAGTGCGGTGCGAGGGGCTGGCATGGGGTGGTCTCCTTGGTGGCAGGTTATTGGTGGGCGGGGTGTGGGGATTACCCGTGGGCTAACGCCCTACGGCTCGCCGGGGGGCGTCGGGGTTCGCTGGGGATTATCCTTCGACGGTCCAGGTGCCGACGCCGAAGCAGGCGACCCAATCGCCGTTTCCGTCCGCGATCAGGCGAACGCTTTCGCCTTCGTCGTCGGCGCTGATGTACTTGTTGTCCGTCTGCTTCGCGCCGTTGATGTAGATCGCGCCGGCGGCGCCCGGGTCGATGCGAAGTTCCTGAGCGGTCATCACGACGAAGTCGAAGTAGTCTCCGACAACGGCGTCCTGGGGCAGGGTCAAGGTCACGGCGGCGAGGGCGCCGAGGTTCGTACAGACCTTGCCGGTTTCGGCCTTGGTCAGCGTGTCGTCGGCGGTGAAGATTTCGATGGCTTTGTTGACGGCCGGGTCGTTGATCGCGGGGCTGGTGAGCGTCTTGTTGGTCAAGGTCTGGGCGGCAGCCGCGCCGACCAGGGTGTCGTCGGCGTCCGCCGGGCCGGTGTAGGTCCGGTTGCCGGTCAGCGTGGCGGGGGCCTGGTAGTAGGCCACGAAGTTACCGGTGCCGCCGGTCTGGCTCTTCAGGCCGGCGCGGGGCTTGCCGAGATCCGAATCGACCTGGAACGTGGCGGCCGTCGTGCCGGTGATCGCCGTCGAGATGTCGGCGTTGCCGACGGGCAGGACTTCCAAGACGTCGCCGTCGGCCGTGACCGACTCCAGGGCCTTGCCTTCGACGACGGTTCCGGTGCTGGCGACTTTGCCGTTCGCGGCTGCGTAGATTTCGTTGCCGCCGGTGATGGCGCCAGAGGCGGTCATCTTGCGGGTGCCTTGGGCGTTGGCGAGATAAATCGCACAGTCGGCGCCGGCGACGTGGTATCGCTCGGTGACGCCGATCGCCATGTCCGTAACGCCGGCATAGCCGACGGTTCTGGGCGAGGTCGTGGGGTCGGTGATCTTGACGCGGCGGAACGCTTCGAGGGCGGTCGCGGCTTTGAAGGTCTTGCGGGGGCCTTCGATGTGTTGGCTCATGGGTGGGGTCCTTGTTTCAAATCGTTGAACAGCAGGGAACGGAGGGAACGGAGTGGCGAGGGGGGCGATTTAGGGGCGCGCCGACTTCGGCACACACGGCCAACAAGTAGGCCGTGCCACACCGACGTTAATCGCACGGGACGCTGGCGTTGAAGGCGGCGAGGTAGGCGAGGTGTGCGTCGGGGTGCTGGACGACACAGGCTCGGGTGGCTTGGGCGAGGGTCTTGCCGGTTTGCTGCTCGGCTTCGATCAGCGCGTTCCAGTTGGCGATGGCGTCGGGGTCGATCGACGGCGAGCTTTTGCCGGTGGCTTTGGTGCCGACGGCCTCGACGCCGGGGCGCTGCTGGGCGGCGACGATCCGCCTGTTCTGCTCGGTCATCCAGGCGGTCTGCGCCTGGGCGAGGGTCGCGCCGGCGGCGAGCTGCGAACAGAGGAACGCCGGGTCCGCGCCGACACAGCCGGCGACGAGTTCCTGGTAGGACGCGGGACCGGCGACCGGGGGCTTGGCGAGTTGGGGTTGCGGGGCTGCGGGGGGCACTTCGATGGCCAGGGCGGCATCGACGGCCGTTTCGACGAGCGAGGTTTGCATCGGTTCTCTCCTTGGTTTGACTTGGGATTGGAGTTCGGATAACGCCTGGTCGAAGCTGCCGATGGCGTCGATCAGGCCCAGTGTTTTGGCTTCGGCGGCGAGGTACGCGCGGCCGTCGGCCAGCTCGCGGACCCGCGCGGCGGTGAGCATCGAGCGGCCTGCGGTTACGCCAGCCAGGAAATACTCGTTCAGCCCGTCCACCGTTCGTTGCATCTCGGTCAGATGCTCGGCGGTGATCTCGGTACCGGGGGTGCCGGCGCCTTTGAAGGCCCCGGCGCGGATGACGTGGACCTTCACACCCTCCATCGCGGCCATGCCGCTGGTGTCCTGGACCACGCCATACGTGCCGATCGAGCCGATCAGGGCCGTTTCGTTGGCGATGAT